GAATAAACTGTAGAAAGCCACGCATGAAGTCTTGAACATCAACAGAATCCATGATATTTCTAAACTTAGTCTTTCCACGAATGTGACGTAATGGAATTAAAGTCAACATTCCGATATGAAATACCTTGTAAAGGTCAGTAATCCGTTTCAACACTTCCATATTAAAACATTCTTTATCTCTCATGTCTACAACCCATTGGAGTTGAGCTGTCTTACAGTTATACTTATCCAATAGGCGTAGTATATCTTCGATATCTACTCCGTAACCTCTGTTATCCTTCATCTTTGTAAAGTCATAACTAATGGATATATTTAAGTACTTACCATAACGATTGAGAAACTTTTCGTTTCTCTTAAGTAAAGTACCATTAGTTAATATAGAGAACCTTGGATTAGCCCTGGTGGCTATAAAGTAGTCCATTATCTCAATCATTTGTTTTGTATAAAGAAATGGTTCCCCACCGTGGAACCCTATCATGGGGTCCTCTTTGGCTTTTGTAATTGAATCTATATAGTTTATTAGCTGAGGTATATCTTTAGTGTCTAATCTGGTATCACCCATATCTGATTTGATATAGCCTCTATCACAATAGGAGCAATCCTGATTGCAATAGCTTCCTAGGTATATAATAGTTGCATGTTTCATTTTGATAACTTTTCAAGTTGTTTCTCTAACCTTTTTTCAAGAGTCTCTTCTTCATTCTTTTTCGGACTAAGCATAAAGTGTAGCAGTGCAATATTATAAATATCATTCTTTGTCCCAGAATCCTTCCCGCATAGGTTCACAAAGTCCCTGCTATTAATGGCCCCTTCGAAAGCCTCTACCTTTTCTCTTACCAGTCCTATATCTTGAGCTATATCAAACTCTGGATTAGAAACAATAAAGCCCATTAGTTTTTCATAATGAGGTAGATTCATTCTCTTTAGTGATTCAAAAGGTATGTAATGCCCAGACCTTAGTCTATATACTAATTGATAAATAGCCCGTGAGAAGACGATGTGGCCTTCTTCTTTGAATGCATCTCTGATTTTGTTTGTGAGCTTGTAGAACTTCTTGTGGTTCTCATCTCTTCTGAGAGTGAGGAATAGTTTGACGATTCTCTGACACATGGAGTCCGATCTAAACATTTCCTTTGAACCTGTACTGAGATTTCCTGCAGGACATTGGTAGCAATAGTTTTCAAGCTCGCAAGTATGACACTTCTCGTCTCTGGCGAAATGCTTTTCATAAGATTTTTCAAAATCATCATATCTGTCTTCATGTGTTATCCCTGTAAATAGATTGCCAAGTATAGTTCCAGGCAATGCATCTTTCTGATTGGTAAAAAAGTAACAGCCAGAGTATTCACCAGTACCATCCATTGCGATCATGCTATCTCCAACCATACAGTTAGAGCTACAGCTTTTCGTTCCGGTACCTTCTGAGAAATGAATCACAAACTCATCATCATTTTGAATAACATCTTTAAGTATTCTTTCTAGTTCACTCCACTCTTCCTCTGACCAGTCTATAAAACCTTGTTCTGCTGACATTGTAAGTGGGTGTATTACCATGCTCTTAACGCCTATATCTTTTAAGATAGAAAGGAAGTCTTCAAGGTGTGGTAGTGTCTCTCTGCTTAAAGTACATCTTATAGTTAGGTCTCCCCCAACTTTAATGATACTCTTACAGTGATCTAATATTTCATTGACACCCTTTTCTGAGGAGTGTCGGTGTTCTACATCAGACTTGTGCGAGTCTAATGAAATCATTATCTGTGTGTTTTCATGACTAAAGTATTCTGCAATAAAAGAATCCGTCAGCAAGGTTCCATTAGTAACCATGGATATCTTAACATCAGGATGCTTCTCAAATTCTCTCTCATATTTTCTCAGGAATGCTAAGATCAATCCTTTTTGCAGGAGAGGTTCTCCCCCAAAGAATTGAAAATATTTCTCTTCGTGTTCGTTAGCCTGGATTAAAAAATCGTAAGCTTCCTTTAATGAATCGACTGTGAAGTTTGTATATAATTTACTATGCTGCTCGTAACAGTAATCGCACTTTTTATTACAAGCATTGGTAAGTATTAAATTCAGGTGTTGTAGGTTCTGAAACCTTTTGTTGTTCATTCTGCTTCCTTTGAAAGAACCTGATATGCTCTACTATATCTGAACCTAATTCAGGCTCAAGTGGAACGACACCATGTATCTCCGTGCCTATGCTCTCTAGCTTCCCGTAATAATTTAACTCTCCTGCTCCAGAGAATCCAATATGGAAAGTATCATAAGTGATCTCAACCGGGTCAACATCAGTTTCCCATAGTAGCATGATTTCACCATGAGGCATACCTATTGTGTCTTCTAATTCTGGAAGGTCAGCAAGTGGTATAAAATTTTGTATATATTCAAAGAAAAGTCTTATCTCTGGAATCGCAGCAGGATCTATAGAGATACCTCTTCCGCCACACCAGCCATACCTATCACATGTAGAAACAATTATAGGTAAATGATTAAATAACTTTTCAAGTTCTTTTCGGTCCATCTAATATGCCTTGTTTAATAAAGAAATCATGAGCAGTATTAAACTCCTCAGGGTTCCCAATTTTTACAAAGTTAGATGTTTGGATGGGGTCAGGTGCAAGTTTGCTTGCTTTTTCTATCCATAGTTCATCGTTAGTCTCATTAGTGAAAGCAATATACAAATCAAATGTATCTTCTGCTACACCAACAAGAAAATATCCAGAGCCAACTAAACTATTAGCAGGTATACTATGATACTCTCTCTTGTTCCATCTAACTTTATCTTTTAATAAAGGGTATTTAAGAATCATTATCCAACCGGAATAAACTTGCCGTCATTATCAGAGTCTGATTCTCCTCCAACAAAAGCTGCAGTTCCTGCCTGTATCCTTCTTGGCTTATGCTTAATTTTGGGTTTAATAATCTTACCCTCTAATGCACCTTGAATCATAGCATAAAGCTCTTTGTCTTCTTCTGTTGAACTAAAATAATTTAGTGGAGGCATCATGTACAACCCACACTTTGAGTTAATGCATTGATATATTTTAATATCATGATCAGGCTCTATTTCGTGCATGGACATATGTAGTCCACCACCAGTTCCTTTGAACTGATTAACATTTACTCTTGCGAAATATGTATTCTCGCATTTACATTTTACCATTGATCTTCTCCTACTTCTGTTATTCCAGAGGTGCTGCCAGTATTAAACCCTTTCGGTGTTCTGGAGTTTGCTCTTTCACTATCATATTCTAGCAGTGTTCCTTTGTCTACAATTACTTTTAATTTAGGGTACTTAGACTCCATGCTGAGGCATGTATCATCTGCTAATTTTATATCTGGTTTGTTAGGATCTAGGGTACAGACTACTGACATTAGATCGTTTAGATTTTCATCATGTTTTGCAAACCTACATACAGCACATGACTTTAATATCTTTTCTTCTTCTTCATATGTTTGCTTGGTTACCGCTACTCTCTGGAGAGGTGGTGCTACTAGGGGTGCTCTTGCGTCAATAACAGGTAGTCCAGGCTGTATAATAAGTCCCCGTTCCTTTGGCTTTCCACCAAAGAATTCTCTCACCTTTTTAAAAAAATTCATTCTATTTTGCTCCTAGTGGCAGGGCGTGTGAATGACCGTCTTCCTTTGGAATGATATTATATGCAATAATCTTATGATTATGATCACCTTCTATACTTGTCTTTCCATTGCCTTCGTTATCCATTGTAAATGTATGATCGTGACCGTCTTCTACTGATGTCCTCGTTAACTTAATGGTCCCATCTTTTACATCTTTGAAATATTTTTCATTGATTTCTTGTGTACCGTCATCATTAATTTTGAGGACTGTCTTTCCCGACTTGGGGTTTATGAACTTGTCCATTGCGTGCTCTCCTGAGTGTGCCTATGTCTATATGTATTACTCTTTCTAACTCTAATATTTCATCTATTGCTTCCATGCCTGTACTTAATCCTGCGTCCCATTTCTTCATTGCACAGTATTGAAGTTGTCTTCTATCTTCAAGATTTATTTCTACCAGCTTTTTTGCCAGTTCTTTGTTCTTGTTCTGCTCGTCTGACATTCATGTCTCCTATCGCATCGTACACAGACCTCAACGGGTGCTGGGTATATTTTCTCTTGTTCTATTAGTTCTTTCATATTAAGAAAAAAATCTCTAGAATCTCTAATGTAAAATTGATTAGGCTTATACCTTACGTAGTCAACCTTAGCTCCATTAAGATACAGATTATAAAACAGTGGATATTTATTTAAGGAATAGAAAGACCAAACAGATGTAAGCCTTGTCTCGTATGACTGCTTTAAATCTTCTGCTGTTCTGAATCTATCATCCCAAGTGATAATACAAGTGTTATCATTAATCTTTGACAGGGCAGGTATGGTATGCGTTATAACATGACCATCTTTGATCCCTACTTGTATCTCGGCATTACATATCAACTCATCTATTCTAGAATACAATCCAGAATTAGTAAAGCTTTTCAGTGCTAACTGTATCTCGCTAACCTTTTGCCTATCTATGCCTTTTTCTGCTGCTAAACGAGAGATGAGAGAAGACAGGACATCATAAGAAATTCCTCTCCCTTTACGATACTGCCACCTCATCATCTCTGTTATGCAAAAGCGAAAGAATTCTGAGTCAGGGTCTTGACCCTTGTAGTCCCAATCACGGCGAAATAATATGGGACAAATTTGCTTTCGTTTTATGTCTTTTAGCTTAGCCTGCATACCTCTGTCTCCCCTCATTCTGCGCGGTCTTTAGAATTTCAAGTTCTGACTGCACAACTGAGGCAGGTACTGGAACATATCTTGATTGTTCTGTATGAAAATCAAAATATATTTTACCTTTAAATGAACCAATCTTGTTCTTGCCAAAGATTAACTCTAATCTAGGAGCTTTGTATCTTCTTCCTTCAGCGTCTGTCCTCCAGAAGAATAGCTCTGCATCATCACCTTTTTGGTGGAGTTCGTTGTAAATATGTATAATCACATTAGCATCATACTCCATCGCTGCTGACTCTGCAATAGAATTGTTCGTAGGTCTTCCGTCCCATGATCCAGCTTTGTTGTACTCCATTGTTGCCCAGATAGGAATACCTTCTTTCTTAGCCATATCTTTTGTTGCATTAGATAAAGCTTTGAATCTTAGTCTCTCATCCATGTTGGCAAAATCTCTAAGTCTGTGGAAGTTATCCAAGAAGTAGATGATTCTTTTCTCTGGGTACATTTTCTTATAGTATCGGATCATTTCTTGAGCAAAGGCTAAAGTATTTGCACCCTTGCCTTGCTCTCCACCTCTTACTATTAGTCTCTGTTGCATGACAAGTTTTCTAATCTCTTCATAGCCATGCTGACGCGCCTGGTTGATTCTTCTAGCAGCTGAAAATCCATTAGGGTTTTTAATCATATTCAAACTGATATTAGACATCATCTCTTGTGCGTATTGACATACTAGCCTAGTTGTAAACTGAGGAACTGTATCATCAATAGTATGAAAGATTACAAGTGCATTGTTCTCTTCATTCTTTGCGAGTTGCAAAGCCATTGCTGACATCAGACCAGTCTTCCCTGTATTGGCTGCTCCACCTATAACGTTAAGTGTTGCCTTCCAATCTCCAGATACTGCATCTGTGAATTCTCTCCATTCTTGAAATTCAAAAACGTTCTCACTACTATCGTGATCTTCTTCACCCACCTGAATTAGCTCAAGATCCTTTAGGTAAGCAGCGGGGCTGAACATATCTTCATTGTATCCTTCTGACAGGGAATCAAGATCTTGTACTGCTTTGTTGATGGATAGTCTCCAATCATTTGGGCAGCTCTTTAGGTCAACAGATAGTGTGTTCAAGACTGTCTGTCTCTCTTGTGATCTTACTTGCTCTGTCTGATCTAACAGTTGTTCAACCTCTTGCTTGATAGCTTCAACTGTGATAGCAATTCTTTCAGATAAAGTCTTTGCCATTTCTTCTCTAATAATCGGTGAAGATTCAGTAGCGATGATAGGTACAACTTCTTTTCTAATTAAGAATGTATCAATTCTGTCGTCATAACTATTAAGTTTCCATTCAAAAGCGGTCCACCTCTTTAGCCCCATAAATCTTTCAACACCATATTTTCTAATATAGTCATCAGGATCTAGGTCTTCTGGAATACTAATAATATGTACAGAAAATTCTTTATGACCAGTAAACTTCTCAAGCATTCTGTCAAGACTTTCTTGTCCACGGGCGTCTCCGTCCATGCACAAAGCAATATCATTAATTCCCATTCGGGATAGTTCAATGATATGGTAATCAGTAAAGGCTGTTCCACCTACACATACAGTCTTAGGCAAGCCAGCTTGGACTGTAGTAATAACATCTCCATGCCCCTCCATTATATATAGAGGGCCAGTCTCTCTTTTAGCGTTATGTATATTGTATAATCTTTTTGATTTCTCAAAGATCTGGCACTTAACATCTGTACCAAAGTTTTTTGTATTAATATACTTACGACTCGCTTTGTTTGTTGAGTCATGTTCTAGGTTTCTTGCAGTAAAACCACAAGCTCTACCATATTCATCTGCTACAGTAAATAGTAAATTATTTTCATTGAATAAATATTTATTTAACAGATCAATACTCTCAAGAAACGATACACTAAAGCCTTGTCCTTTCATGTATTCTTTGTAATTTTCAAAAGAATCAACAGAGCCAATTAGCTTCAGCGAACATTCTTTAATATCCCAGCCTCTACGTTCCATCTCTGTTATAGCCTTCCCTGTAGGATGACTCGAAACATAGTGTGCTGCTTTCTTGTAAGCATTAAATGCCTCTACTCTATACTTCTCTTCCTCTGTTGGCTCTTCCATCTGCACATCAACACTATACTTCTCTGCTAGATATAGTACTGTGTCTTTAATATACTCAGGACCTGATGAAGGTTTGTCTTCAAGGTATGCACACGCATCAAAGATGTCTCCGAATTCATGACAGCCTAAGCAATGCCATTTCTGAAAGTCAGATTGTTTCATAACTCCAGCAGATGCGTTCTCATCATCATGCCCTGGATGAATGCAATGAAATTGTGTTTTTGTATTTATACCATGTCCTTCTAGATAGTCGACAAGGTGTATTTTAATATGTTCAACGACATCGTCGAAGTTTTTGATTCGTGACATTAGACCCCTCTTTGTCTGTTACTCGTTCCAGTGGTTAAAACAGCGTGCTTCGTATTTATCAGTAGCCCCCACTTGTATTTGTTCTCCACTTTTATTTTTTAGGTATGAGTATGTAGCGTCATCGCCACATTGCAAACAAATTGCTGTCTGTTTATCTATGTCATCTCCAATGGATAACAAGTGTGCTGTAATAGGGAATGGTTGCCCTTGCCAGTCCATATCTAAACCGGCAGCTATCACTCTTGTTCCATTGCATTTAAGATCATATATTACTTGGACTATTTTATCATCAAAGAATTGTACTTCTTCTATAATTACTACGTCTGGCTTTTGGCCTGCAGCACAGTGATTCTGTATGATAACCTCTAATTCATCTATGGTGCCAACTACATGAGCATCTAGCTTTCTGCCATCATGACTCTGTATTTTATCTGCATCATATCTATTATCGATACTAGGCTTAAAGCATAATACTTTTTGTTTTGCAATTGTTGCTCTGCGAGCCCTCTTCATTAGTTCTTCTGTTTTACCAGAGAACATGGGACCACAGACAATCTCTATTGTTCCCTTCACTATAGGCTCCCATGCATATGCATCTCAGGCGTTTCCTCAACAACATCAGGCTCTGCCCCTGTGTCTACCTCCAGACAATGCTGTCTATAATCACAGTAGGTACAATGGAAATCTGCAACAGGTTTTCTACCTGACATATGCTCCTTATATGCTGACGCTGAGACTTCGCCTCTTGCGTGTAGTACTTCAACTCTTTCATTAGATGGTAGGTATACAAATTCTCTTTGAGGTTTAAGATCACTCTTTAGAAATGTATTTAACTCATCATATCTTGCATAGACATCGGCTAGGGTATACCTTGTCTCTTTCTGACCATTAATAAAGATTTCTTTTGTTTCTCTATTAACAGTAATATTAAACTCGGCCATGTCCATCTGGTCTCTTGATAGATACATTAATTTAAAGCCATGAAGTCTTCCATGTGTATGATCAACATACAATGCTGCTTGCATTAAATGTTCATCTTTAGGCTTTCCTGCAGTGTAGAATTTATTCTTACCTCTACCTGACCAGTGGCCTAATAATTGTTTATTTGCATAGTAACCATAGAATGATTTAATTTCTGCACCATAAAGTCTAACCTCTCCAGTTTCTGGATCTGGTTCTCTAAGTACAATATCAAATTCACCTGACAAGTTTCTTTCTCTATCTTCCCATCTAACAGAGTTGTTCTCCCAGATACCCATCTGTTTCCAGGCTTCGCATATAGCAGCTTCTACTTGATGTCCGAGTAGGAATATAATTTGTGATCGTGCGTCGGGCGGGTTGGTAGGGGCCACATCACTCTGTCTATAATAGACTGCTCTATGGCATTTTCCTGCTACTTTTTGTTCTCCGAATTCATCTGTATATTTAACTGAAGCTTCACTAGGCCATAAGGTTCCTCGGCCCTTCGACCTGTACTGCTTCCGTCCAAGCCACTCCAGTGTTCTGTCTTTCAAATTGATTGTTTCTAGCATGTATATTCATCCTTATATAATTATGACTTAAGTCCACCATGTAATGTCCGTAATGTTCAAGTGGTGGTAGAGTATACCCATTAACACTTAGTATGTCACCGGGTGCCGCAATAAATAGCAAGCATAATCTTGCAGATTCATCATGTCCCATCTCTTGTATCTCTAAGGTATCGTTATTAAGGTCAACCCTAATTCGGCCACCTCTCATAACTCCTTCTGGAATCACATATTCATTAGAGTACCCAAAGATATCAAGACCAAGGTTCTGAGGTAAGCCTTTGAGATACTTGGCAACCCTGTAGTTGTACCATTTGTACTTGCTCATTAGCTGTCCAATTGTATTGTTAGGTTTATATCTGCAATACTTTGATTGGGGCGCAGAGTTATAGAGACATTGTTCTCGTCTCTTTCTACTCTATGGTCCGTTATCAGGCCTCTGTGCCTAAAACTATTTAAGGTTTCTCTTGCTCGATTAGCAACTTCATCTATTGTAACTGTATTATTTGGTTGACCAATAAAATCATCAAAATTATTTCTTAGTTCTAATTCTAAAGCTGATCTTAATTGCTGTTCATTAAGCCTTTCTCTAGCACCAGCTACAACTTCGTCTCCTCTGTTGTTGCGTGGTCTTGCTACGTCACCTACCCATTCTCCAAGAATTTCTTGTCGCCATGCTGGCTCCGTAACCGTAGATGTTTCGTAGATTGGTCTATTGTTTATTCTAGATATTATATTCTGAGCTTGTTGAGAGTAAGTATTACCTCTTCTCTTTTTGTACCATTTGTATTTCGCCATTTAATCTCCGATGTACCAGTCTCCTTCCCAATCTTCGTCTGATAAGTTACTATCGGATTCTTTAGCTGTTTCGTTTAGCACAAGGCCAAACATTTGAGATGACTCTTCATCTTTTTTGTTCCAGTAATCTCTACCTTTTGTTTGTAATTTTTTTGTTATCTTTTCTAAGAACTCATAAATAGCTGTTGCTTCTTCGATTGTCAAGTCTTTGGTGGTAAAGCTTTTCATATTTTTACCTGTGTTACCACCAAAAAAATTATTAATTAGCTCTATCTTGACCTGCATATTGACTCCGCCATTGTCTGGTGTTACTATTAAAGCATGAGCAATCGTATAACTGATAAAGATTCCTTACGGATAAGAACTCTTGCAGCGACGGGCATGTATACCCCTCAAGAGATAGCCTCAAAACTTGAGGATAAATATAACGCTGACCAAATTTTACGACACCTAAGATCAAAAGATCCTGACAACAAGAAGAATCTCAAAAGAGAGACCTCTCGTGGTGGTGTCAAGCTTAAGTCTATTCTATCAAAGATCTTCCCAACTGTCAGTATCAAAGAAGAGTTTCACGTAGGTGAACGTCTAAGGCTTGATTTTTACATGGCTGAACCATATAATCTTGGCTTTGAATTTGACGGCATTCAACATAAAAAGTTAACCAGTCATCTACATCAGTCCGATAAAGACTTTGAAGATGGTAAGCTTAGAGACATACGGAAGCAAGAGCTTTGCGTAGGTCGTGGTATCAACCTGATTAGGATAGCTTATCATGAAGATATGACAGTTAGTCTTGTTCAAGATAAGATAGACCATGCAGGTTACGGCTCTGGTGTAATCAAAGAAGGCTTTGAAACAGGTAAAGAAAAATATAAAAGCAAACGCCAAAAGCAAAATGAAGACGCTAAAGAGCGTAAGAAAAAACAGTATCACCAATATAAAGAATCTGAAAGCTTTAAGAAGAACAAGCAGAAACAAAAAGAGTATCGTAAAGAACAATACAAAAGGCAAAAGGAATGGCAGAAACAATACAAGAAGTAATAGTCTCTATGCCACTATACGTTCAGCTCTCTAAAAAAGAGAAAGCTAAAAAGTATCATATAAATTTAAATCAATATCACCACTGGCATTTCATTGCCAAAAATAATATTAAAGTTAAATATAAAGAAATAGCTACGCCTAAAATAGAAGGCTTAGTCTTTGATAAAAAAATAGAACTCACCTTCACTTTATGGAAAGCAACTAAGCGTCGTATAGATAGGGCTAACCCTCTCTCTATACACGAGAAGTTCTTTTGTGATGCATTAACAGAACTTGGTTGTATACCAGATGATAATGATGACCATGTTTACGCTACCCATTACTATACGGGTGGCATCGACAAGGAAAATCCTAGAGTCGATATTAAAATTAAAGAAGTATTATGAATAAAAAATACGAAAGCAGCTTAAAGACACAGAACATCCAAGGATATACTTGGGATGAACTCCTTAAATTTACATTTGAAAGGAAATCTTTTTTCCGAGATTATAAGTTGCTCCATGCAAAAGATGAAGACGAAGTTAATAGACGATTAAAGTACGTAGTATATGTGGACCCTAAAAGTCTTTCGGAAGAGATAAGACTTTGCTTTAATGCTGCTATCCAAATGGATTCTAGACAGACTTATTATTTTAATCTATTTGTTATTGACCTGATTGAACAATACTATTCAGATGCAATTTATTATGAAAATAAAAAAGAGATGAAAGCGGAGTACCTAATTTCTCAGGATGATCCGACTCCCATCTCTTATGAGTGGGTGTTACAGGCAGGGATTCTAAATCCCTACCAGCGCTATCTACTTTTTGAGTATCTAGCTTTAGGCTATTCGTTAGAAGCATTAGGACGTCGCCGTCATTGTACTTCTAGAACGATTGAGAACCATCTGAGCCTAATTATAGAGGCTCTGGGTTCCCCTTGATATCAAGGCCCATGCTTTGTGCTACACTGTCTAGTTCTAGACTTTCCCACTCACCAGTCTCCATCAGTTGTTTTTCAACTTCTGCTATTTCAGCTTCATAGACTTCCTGGTCAAGCCCTCCTTTTAAGAGGACTCTCTCTAGTGCTGCAGTGCGAGCGTTTGCTTTGTTAACAAACCCCCATAGCACTTGAACCATGCGAGAGATATCATGTTCTACACGGTTCATGTTGTTGACCTGCTTATGTAACGCTGTATTAAAATCATGATAGATCTTTTCTACATGCGTGTTCACGGCATCGATCACCGGGGCTAATTTGTTTTCAAGGATTTCATCCATCGTTGCCGGCTGTTTGAATCCATCTCTCTCTTTATTAACCTTCATTAATTCTCCACCCATAACTACTCCTTAAGCTGGAACACCCATAGGTTTACTTGGGTCTGGTGGTCCTGGAATTTCACTAGCTGTTGCAAGGTTATGCAACGAAGCGAAAGTCTCACCACTAATCGGAACTGCTACTACTTCTTCTTGGTTCAAAGCGATATCCATGAAGTAAGTTATAGGAGCTGCAATCGGCCCCGTGGGTGTGTCTAATTTGTTCGTGTCAACGACTCTTAGGTTTTCGATTAACATAAGTTCTCCTCTGTTATCTTAGTCTGTGAATAAAAGTACATGGATCATCTTTGCTACAGCCCCACATCAATTGTCCCCAGTCATCTGAAACTGAAAGATTAATTGCGTAGTCATCTGTACCACAGAGAGAACCATTCCTAAATAATGGTTTACCATGATATGTATTTACACCCCAATGATGGTAGTGTCCATAACATAGAAAGTCATAGTCAAAGATTTCATTCCATCCACCAAGTTTAGCTCTGGCACTGCCAGTTTCTGCTTGCGATGGAGCCCAATGTCTTAGTAGACCTCTTTGTCCTCTGACCTCTACAATTTTGTAAGCATCAAATGAATAATCAATAGAAATATTTTTCAGTTCTGAATACTGAAGTGCTGTTTCTACTGCCATGTAGAGACATGTATCCCAAGAACATTCACCTGTATCTTGTTTTCCATGTGCCCTACCATGATTACCAGTAAGACCATCAATCTTAATATCAATATCTGGCTTACCAATATCTGCAAAGGCTCCTCTAATAGCTCCAAGCATTATCATAATAGCTTTTAGCGCGTCGTTAAACTGTGAGGATACTTGCTTATCAATATGCATTCTTTGTGTCTCGTACATGATGTCGTTTTCAATCATGTCACCGAGTATAAAGATTCTAACATCTTCAATCTCACTAGACCTCCCTAGTCTCTTCACGTGATTTACAATCTGTGGAGCTAAGACTTCTGTTACTCTTTTAAAAGCGATCTCTGAGTTAAAGGTTGGTTCCCCATTGATGAGGGTGTTCTTTCCGAAGTGCCAATCACTTAGCTGAATGCATAGTGTCTCTCCGGTTGATGTTAGAGGAACGTCTCTGTAGTGGTCTAGAGTACTATTAAAGATTTTATTGATCTGGCTGAACTTGGCAAGTTCTTCCCTGATCATCTCCTTCGTTTCTCTTCTTGCTCTAGCTTTAGTTAACTTTTCTGGTACGATGTCAATAATAGTTTCAATAGCTGTTGCCAGCTCTTCTTCATCATATTCATGACCATCTGCTTGTACTCTATCTAGCTCTTCTGTTTCAAGAGCTTCTAGTCTAGAAGCAAAGTTATCAAAATCAATTGCCATAAATTCTCCTTGTGAGGCAGCTATTCTCCAACTCTATCAGTACTTGTTTGTCTGATAGTATTCTGTAATCTGTCTTGAGGATAGCATTCTGGAACTCTATTTGAATAGGTATTGTTCCAGGATTAGTTACGATTATATCACGGATTTTTTGAAAGTCATCTTTTTCTTTTGGAAATAGTGTTACTCTTTCAAGTTTCTTCCCTTCTTCTAGTGCTCCAATCTTCATTAAAATAATCTTCGGAGTGATAATTTCTTCTCCATTTATTTCACGCGATTGAATCTCTAGCTTGCCCACGATATGCACTGGTTTATTTTTAGTAAACAACTCTTTGTTCTTACCATATATATGACTGAATGCTACTACTTCAACGCGACCATTCAAGTCTTCAAGATCAAAGAAAGCCATTTGCTTCTTGGCCTTTGTTGTTATCTCTTTTAAGTTTGTCATTAAGCCGCCCATTTTAACCATGGTGCCTTCTGGTATTTTTTCTAAGTCCTCAGTATTAGTAAGATCTAATAATTTAACTCTATATTTTTCTAGTGGATTATGTGATACAAAAAACCCTAGGGCCTCGTATTCATTATCTCCCTTCTCTTCATCAGAGAAGTCTTGTATTGTAGGAATAAACAGGACCGGAGTCATCTCCTTAGCCTTGCTCTCCTTCGCTGCCTCTATCATCTCCTCTAGGGCATATATCATTTGAGCTCTGTTCATCTTCTTCCTCTTTGCATGTCTTAAGTAAATCTATCACGCTCTTTGGTGACAAGATATATGAACCATCATCATACTTCCTCGTGCCATGAATTGCTACTTCAAGTTGTTTATATTCTCTATGTGTTAACATGCTCCTCCCGATACTCTAGGCCAGTAGAATTACACTTTATGCAATCCCATGTTCCACCCATTCCATCATAGAACTGTCCTTGATAACATTCCTCACCCCACCCATCCGATGACAGTGGTTCAGCTATGGCGTCGCAGACTTGATTCTCTATAAAGCTCATGGCTATCTGATTGTCAGAATTTCTTACTAATATTTTCATTTTAATTCCTATATAAAATAGGGCTAAGCCACTTCATCGAAGCAGCCAGCCCTGATGAGGGTTTGAATTTTGGCTGTATTTACTTTCTTAAGATCTACACGAGTGCAGAAATCTATAATACTTTTAAACCCGCCATCTTTCCTTGCCTTCATTATACAGTCTACAGCTATCTCACCTAAGCTTTTAATGGCACCAAGACCGAACTTTATATTTCCTTTAACTGGTGTGTAAAACAAATCAGAGTCGTTTATGCTAGGAGGGAGGACTTTAATTTTATTAGTTTTACAATCATTAAGGAATGATATAGTTTTATCTCTCTTGCCAGAAACTTCTGTAAGAGCCGCAGCCATAAATTCAACTGGGTAATGTGCTCGTAGATAAGCAGTTTGATAACTGATTATACTATAAGCAATAGCATGTGATTTATTAAAACCATATGCCGCAAACTTTGCAATAGCATCAAAAGCTTTTATTGCTTCAATCTTAGAAACATTATTGTTTAAACAACCTTGAACAAAAGGTTCACGTTGTTCTTCCATCTCTGATGCAATCTTTTTACCCATCACTCGTCTGAGTATATCAGCTTCTGCTAGGGTGTATCCAGCCATAACCTGAACGAGTTTCATAACTTGTTCTTGATAGATTAGGACACCTTTTGTCTCATCGAGAATCTTTTTAATCTCTGCTTGGACTTCTTCTCTCTCAACTTGGACCATGTATTCAATTTCACCTGTATTTTTAGCTTTAACATAGATAGGTATGAACCCATTGTCGAGGGGTCCCGGCCTGTAGAGCGATGTGATATCTGCAATCTCTTCAATATTCCTTGGTTGGATTTGAAGGACGACATCTCTAAAGCCGGAGCTTCCTGATAGTTGGAAAACGCCGGTAAGACTCCCAGAACATAAGAGATCATATGTTTTAGAATCATCAAGGGGAATCTTATCAATATTGATATCAACTCCATGGTTTTCTTTAACATATTCACATGTCCTATCGATGGTTGTTAGACCAGCAATTCCTAGGAAATCAAACTTGATTAATCCTATTAGTTTTTCTAATACATTCATACTGTCTGATGTGATAACGTTTCCTTCCTTATCTGTCATCAATCCAATATGTTCTATCAATGGCTCATCATCTGAGATGACAACGCCTGCCGCATGTACACCACTGTTTCTTGTCATCCCCTCAAGGACAAGAGCACGTTCAAGCGCCTCTTTAAACTCTGGTCTACTGTTGGCTACCAGCATAAACTCAGGACTATAGTCCTCATGCTTTATGTCGGTAATAGTATTTAAGTATACATTCTGCCCTCTCACACCATCAGGTATAGCCTTAGCAAATGTATCAGCATCACTATATGGAATGTCTAACACTCTACAACAGTCTCTGATAGCACCTTTCGCAGCCATAGTTCCGATAGTCATAATCTGAGCTACCTTATCATGGCCATACTTGTCTTGTACATACTTAATAATTAAGTCCCGCTTAACATCACCGAAGTCTACATCAATATCTGGCATAGAAATACGATCAGGGTTTAGGAATCTTTCAAATAGCAATCCATATTTAATGGAATCTACTTCAGTAATGCCTGTGACCCAGCAAACTAAAGAGCCTGCTGCTGAACCCCTACCTGCGCCAACGGGTATTCCCATTCTCTTTGCAGCCAGAACGAAGTCTGATACCACTAGCATGTATCCATCGAATCCCATGCCATGTATGACTCCTAGTTCAAAGTCTAGTCGTTTAATATATTCTTCTCTCTTATCCGTGATGCCATTCTCTGCAAGCCTAAGGTCAAGACCCTTGTAAGACTCACGCTTGAGATACTCTTTGGTTGAGAGTTTACCTGTATCAAAGACAGGAAATTTATATTTCCCATCAAAGATAATTGGTTCACACATATCAGCAATTTTGACTGTGTTTTCAATAGCTTCTGGTATATCTGAGAATAATTCTTTCATCTCTTGGGCAGATTTAATATAGTAGTCATTAGCTGCATCAAATGTTGTCATATTCATTGCAAGCATCATCATTGTAGACCATGCTTTGTAATGTTCTTTGTATGCATAGTGAGAGTCACAAGTTGCAACTAAAGGAAAGTCATACCTCCTAGCTGTCTCAATAACCATAGCATTAGCTGGGTCTTGAGCTTCTAGTTTTGGATGTCTTTGGATCTCTAGATAGAGTTGATCTCCAAGGACTTCTTTCATCCATTCTGCATTCTCTATCACTTCTTCTTTCGCTATGCCTTCTTTTATTAATTTTCTATTCAACACTCCATTAAGACATGCAGAGAGAAAAATAATATCTTCTTTATATTTTTCAATTAATTCTTTATCAACTCTTGGTTTGAAATATTTTCCTGTTAGATGTCCTTCTGATACAAGTTTAAGTAGATTTTTATATCCATTAGCATTTTTAGCTAAGGCAACCATATGGTATGCTTGATATTTATCTTTCTCTTTTACTGTCCTTGGATAATCCCATGACACATAGAGCTCGCAGCCTGGTATAACCTGGACACCTCTTTTTTCTCCCTCTGTTATTATCTTAGGCATATTAATAATATTGCCATGATTTGTAACAGCTATCTTCTTAAAATTATTTTCTTCGCATTTATTAAAGAGATCATCTATTTTCATGCAACCATCTAAAATGCTATAATCTGTATGAAGATGAAGATGAACAAACTCTTGTTTTATTTTTTCATGAGTTTTTAGTTCTGCTTTTTCTTTCATTATCCCTTCTTTTCTGG